AAAGTATACAAAGAAAAACGAATGAAATTGGAGCGAAATAACGTTATTCGAATAGGTATGAAGTATTGGCATGGGGGAGCTTATTATCTATATACGTATTTGTGTGGAGACTTTGAAGATATGATCTGGGTTGACGGGGATATTGAGAGTTTAGATAAACATATATCTGATTGGTTATTACTTCTCTATTGCGCTGGAGTATATCCTTATTATAATTGGGGAATAATGACCGAGGAGAAATCAACATTTTTGCAAAAATTACTAGAATATTGGGCTTCCAATGTTTGTGCTAAAGCAGTTTGTCATATAGGTAGTTTTTGGAGATATATGTGTGGGCAAATGTACTCAGGAGGACCTGAAACCTCACATGGAGATAGTTGGATAATGGCATTTATATTTTATGTGTATTGTGAGATAAATAAGCAGGATCATCCTCACTTGGCTGTTGTTATACAGTCATTTATGATGGAGACCATAATAATGATTGTTGTTTATGGAGATGATCATATTTGGGGTGCACCAGGTATTTTGGATAAGATAATGAATGCTAATACCTGGAAGAGCTTTTTAAAGAAGTATTTTAATATGACCCTACGAGATGAGCATACATATCGATCATTGCTGTCGGTTCCTGACGAGGCAGGCAGATTTAAGAAAGAAGGACCGAAGTTTTTGAAGCAATATTTTATAGAAAATCCTTTTGGTGATAGATTTGGTAAAATAGCACCTATTTTGCCGTATAGACCTATTGATGAAGCAATGTGTAAAGTAATGGTTACTGAGTCAACTACAGATGGAGAATACGTCGTATCATTAATAGGACATGCATGGAATACGATGGGCACTAATTTGTATACTTATGCTATGATTCAGCAGATGTATTCCAGAGTGATGATCGTGTGTCCGAAAACACCTCAGGAATTATTACAGGAAGTAGAAAATCTTATAGATCAGAAACCGGTGTTAAAACGATTATTAAAGAAAACAGGACTTACTCGTAGTGATTTCTATAAGTTTCCTACCATGCAAGATCTTATGGCTTATCATGTTCTGGATGAGCATAAAGCGGCATATCATATATCTATAGAAGATTTGGATGAGTATGAGATCTTTTTAAGTGAAGAGGAAGATGATGTTTTAACTTAGCAAGCAGACTAAAGGAAAGGG